GTCGACCCCACCGGCGTCCGCCGCTGGGTCCGCCGGAACCTGTTCCCGGACGGGACCGTCACCCGGGGCGCGTGCGGCGGGCAGCGATTCGACCGCGCCGTCGAGTCGCTCCTGAACGGCGCGCAGTCATGAGCGAGGACGCGGGCGAGCGCTGGTATCAGCTCATCCAGGCCGGCGACGACCTGAACCTGATCATCCGGGCACTGCATGACCGCGCCGAGCTTCTCCGCAAGCTGGCGAAGAGCCGCAAGTTCTCCGGCCCGGACGCGGCCCGGAGCCGGGAGGTGTGCCGCGCCGAAGCTGAGCAGTGCGCCCTGATCGCCCGCCGCGCCTTGGCGATGACCGTACCCGGCGGGAGCCCGTCATGAGCCGCAAGCACAACGGCCGGCACCCCGAGCGGGGCCGCAGCCGGTACCGCGACCGCCTCGCCCGGCGCGGCACCGCCCAGGTCGCCATGCCCGGCCTGGACGACCTGCGCGCCACCCACGCCGCGCGGGAGCGCAGGAACGGCCACCCGTGGCCGCTGGCCGCCGACCGCGACGGAGAGCAGTCATGAGCGACTACAGGGGCGGCAGGTCAGGCGGCGTCGGCGTCGGCGGCGTCCTGGCCATCGTGTTCATCGTCCTGAAGCTCGTGCACGAGATCGACTGGTCGTGGTGGTGGGTGCTGTCGCCGGTGTGGATAAGCGCCGCCTTCGCCGCGCTGGTCCTGCTCATTCTCGGCGCGGTCCTGCTCGTGGTCCGCCGCTATGGCAGCCGGGCGCGGAGGCCACGATGAGCGGCTCCCGGTATCCGGGCGATGACGCTGCCCGCGCCGCTGAGGAGACTGCCCGTGCCTGCGTGCAGGCGTCCGGGGAGGCGGTCGCCGAGCTGGCCGCCACCGTGGCCGGGATCCGCGACGACGGTGCCCGCACCTGCGGGTGCGGCCGCCGGATCGTGCCGTGCGGCTTCACCCCCCGCTGCCGCATCAGCGGCTGGTGCCACTCCGAGTCCGGCTCCGAGGCCGGGAGCCACTTCTGCGACGGGGGCGGCCCGTTCGGCCCGGTGGCCAGGCCTGCCGGGATCGCCAGCCAGGGCGTGACGGGGACGCCGAACCTGGCCGCCGTCGGCACCGGCCCCGTGCCGCAGTGCGCGGAGTGCGGCGGGCGCGGCAACGTCCCCAACATCCACGCCGCCTCGTGCCGCCGGTTCGCGATCGCCGCGCTGGCGGCCAGCCCTCCGGCCGTGCAGGCCCGCGCGGAGCTGGCCCGGTACGACAAGGCGGTCAGGTCGCCGTCCACCGCGCAGCACGCCGTGGATGCCCTGGCAGCCCAGGCGCTGTGCACGGCGCGGCTCCGGGAACTGCTCGCCGAGATCACCCGCCAGGGCGGTGCGCTGTGACCGCGGCCGTGAAGTGGACGCGCGCCGACCCGGGGCCGCTGGTCAGGGCTCAGTATCCCGGCACGCGGGCGTGGCATCGCGACGTGGCCGACGGTCACCTGGTGGTCATGGCCGGCCGCGAGCCAGGCCCGGGGTACTCCCGGCCGCTGTGGCACCTGTCCATCAGCCACCGCACCAGCACCCGCCCGCCGCAGCCGGGCCGGTACCCGGACTGGGACGAGATTGTCGAGGCCCGTTACCGGTTCATCCCCGACGAGGTGCGGGTGGCGATGCTGCTGCCGCCCCGCGCCGAGTGGGTCAACATCCACGAGACGTGCTTTCACCTGTGGGAACTGGACGACGGGGAGCGTGCCCGGTGACCCGCCGTCCCGCGCCGGGGTGGTGCCGGCTGGCCCTCGTCGCCGCGGTCGCGTTCGGGCTCGGCATGGCGTCCTCGTCGGCTGGCCTGTACCTGCACGCCGTGCACGCCGCCGCCGCCCGCCAGGCCCGCCCCGCCGCGCCGGAGGTGACCGCGACATGACCGGCACCCGGGGACAGCACCACCGGCAGGCCATGCTGGCGCGCCTCGCCCGGTACGCCGAGCTCCGCGACGGCGGCGCGCTTCCTGCTGAGGCCGGGCGTGAGCTGGGCGTCTCCGAGCGCACATGGGGCGGCTACGAGCGGGAGTACCGCCGCCGCGCCGGCCTCCCGCCGCGCGAGCCCGGGTTCCCGGGGCGCACCGGCCGCGCGTTCGAAGGTGACTTCCGGTGACCGGCGAGCCGGCCGACGAGTTCACCGGCCACGCGCAGCGGTTCGAGGCGATGGACCGCGACCAGCTGCTGGCCGCCGCCCGCGCCTGGTGCTTCAGCTGCCTGCTCGCCAGGGATCAGCGGCAGCGGATCCTGTCGGGCACCGCTCACCTGCTCACCAGCCACGAGCGGCGGCTGGCCCGGCTGTGGGCGCTGGCCGACCGGAAGAAGAAGACCGTGCCGATGGATGCGTTCCTGAAGGCGTTCGGCGTCGGCGTGTACGAGGACCAGGAGAACGACGACTACGCGACCCCGCCTCCCGCGCAGGCGGACGCGCCGCCAGCCACCTAGAAGCTTCCCCGCCGGCCGTCCGAGGACGGCGGGGCCGGAGGAAAGGCACCACCTGATGAGCGAGTACCGGTTCACCGACTCCTGCGGCGCGGCCCTGGCCATCCGCCCGGCACCCTGGCCCGGCGCCGCAGCCGTGGACTGCGATCCCGACGGCGCGGGCCTGGCCGTGTTCGTCCCGGCGCACAGGCTGGCCGAGGTCGTCACCGCCCTGTACGAGGCGGCCGGGCAGGAAGCCCCGGACCTGCCGGACATCCGCGACCAGGCGCAGGTCACCGTGCTGGCCAGGTGCCTGCGCGTCGCGTTCGGCCATGTCATCGTCACTGACGGGGCGGCCATGCGGGCCGCGCGGTCGCTGCTGGACCAGGGCGTCACCTTCACGGGAACGGGCCCGGCGTCATGACCGGCATCATCATCGCCCTGGCCGGGCTGGCCGGCCTGGCCGCCGCCGGGCTCATCGCGGCGCGCCGCCGCCGCCGGGCGCGGGGCTCCCGGTACGCCATCGCGACCGAGGCCCGCGCCGGCGCGCTGGCCCGGCAGGCATCGGAAAGGCGGCGGGGATGGTAGTCACCATCGACGTCACCCAGGACGACATCGACCACGGCACGGCCGGCAACTGCTGGGCCTGCCCGGTCGCGCGGGCGGTCCGGCGCGTCCTCGGGCTCGAAGACATCGGCGTCGGCACCACGGACATGGACCTGGGGCAGGGCACGAAAGTGATCGTCGTGCCCACGCCGGACGTGGCCGCAGACTTCATGACCGCGTTCGACACCGGCAAGAAGGTCGCCCCGTTCAGCTTCACGCTGGACGTCCCGGACAGCCTGGTCCCCGCCGGGGCGGCGTCATGATCGCGGCGTGGATCGCCGTCCTGGCCGCCGCCGCCGTCCTGTCGGTGGCGTGGCTGGCCGGGACGCTGGACCGGCACGCCGGGACGCGCGCCGCCCGCCGCCGGAAGCTCGCCAGGGCCGCCGACGACGCCACCGTGGCGTGGGCGCGGAGCCTCCACAGCCCGCGCGGCCGGTCCCGCGCCCGCGGAGTCGTCGTCCTCGCCAGCGAGACGCTGGCACCGCTGCCCGCGCCGGGGGACGTCGACGAGCTTGATGCCTACGTCGACGAGACACGCGCTGCTAGCCCCGAGTTCCGCGCCGCTTATGACGCGCCAGACCCGTTCGAGATCAGCGACGAGGAGTACGCAGCCGCGCGGGAGTACTGGGTCCGGCGGCAGGGCTCAGTCCCGCCGTCGCTGCAGCGGGTCGTCGACGCGGGAGGCCGGTTCGGCCTGCCGCCCGTGCCGCTCAGGCCGGACCCGTGGGAGGCCCTCACCGGGACCGAGGTAGAAGACCTGACCGCGCAGCTGCGGGAGACGATGGGCAGTCCCGGCAAGTGGACGGAAGTCTGCCCGCTGCCCGGCCTGCCTGTCGTCCACCCCCGGACCGAGCCGCCGCCGGACCCGCTGCCGTCGCCGGGGCTGCTCCGGATCGCGCCCGACGTGCCCGCCGCGCTGCCGTCCACGATCATGTCCCCGGCGCTTCAGGATGCCGTGGCTGAGCTGGACCGGATGCGCGACCCGCAGCCCACCGCGGCCGAGCGGGACCGGTGGCCGTGGCTGGCACCCGCCGCGTGGGCCGACGAGACCGGCAGCTTCGCGGCGCTGGCGGGGGTGGCCCGTGGCTGACGGCAAGCTCAGCCGCCGCTATCAGGTGCTCCTGTCCACCGGGCAGTGCGCCAGGTGCCCGAAGGCGTTCGCCGGGCCAGCCGCCGTGGCCGACGCCGCGCGGCACGTCACCAGAACCGGCCATGAGGTCCGGGTCACCCAGACCCGGCTGATCATCATCGGCCCCCCGGCGGAGGTGCCCGGTGGCTGACACGATCCCCCGCTACGCCTGGCGGGCACGCGCCTACCCGTGGGCCCGGCAGGTCATAGCCGCAGCCGAGGCCGGGCACGGCACGCCGGATGCCCGCGAGATCGCGCCGCACGTGGTGAGCCGGCGGCGCCGCGCGGCCAGGCTGCGCGCTGACGGCATGACGCTGCGCGAGATCGCGGGCAGGCTGGGCGTGTCTCACACGGCGGTGCGCAGTGATCTTGAGTGGCACGCGGAGCACCCGGAGGCGGCACGATGACCCGCGACGAGCTTGAGGCCGTCATCCGCCGCGAGCTGGCCGTCCGCGACCGCGAGCTGGCCATCCACGACGGCACCTACGCCGACAACGCGCTCACCGACCGGGTGCTGGCCGCCGCCGCCGCGTTCGCGGTCGCCGAGGCCCGCTCGGTGCTGCGCGAGACCGACCGGCGGCTCCGCCAGCCCGGCGACGTGCCGCCGCCCGCCGTCCACCTCGCCCACCCCATCGCGTGCCGCACCTCCGCGATCGACCCGCAGTGGACCCGCGACCCGGCCCGGGTGACATGCCGCGCCTGCCAGCGCACCGGCGCGTTCGCCCGGGCACAGGCGGCGACGCCGTGAGCCTGCTCTGGTACCTGCCCGCCGCCATCCTGGCCGTGCTGTGGCTCGCCGCGCGCCGCCGCGTGTCAGCCCTGCGCGCCCTGATCGACGCCCATGAGCGGGCTGAGCGCGGTGCCGATATCACTTCCCTGATGGATGCCATCAGGGAACCGCCAGCTACCGAGGACCGCCCGTGATCACCGTCGTCCTGTGCCTGCTGTTCATCGCCGCCGTCTACGTCCTGCCCCTGCGGGTCGAGGCCTGGCTGGGCCGCCGCCTCGCCGCCCGCGAGCCCGCCCGGCCGCCGCTGCCCGGGCCGCCGCACGCCGGGCTGAGCGCGGCCCGCGAGCTGTCCGCCGTCATGCACCGCTGCGGCTGCGCCCTGACGTACCTGCCCGGCGGGGACGCGCGAGTCGAGTTCTGCCCGGCGCACCGGCGGCACCGTGACTGGCGGGCCTGGGAACACGAGCTGACCGCGCCGGGAGACCCGGGATGACCGGGCCCGTGCTCGTGCTCGCCGGCGGGATGAGCCACGAGGAATGGCAGGCCGCCCGGCAGCCCCTCACCGCCCGCGCCATCTCCGCGTCAGAAATAGCGATCGTCATGGGCCTTTCATCGTGGTCATCGCCCTACGCCCTGTACTTCCGGAAGACCGGGGCGCTGCCAGACCAGGACGACAACGTAGACATGGAACTCGGCCGGTACCTGGAGGACTACGTCGTGGCCAAGTTCGCCGGCCGCCACCCGGAATTCGCGGTGACCGGCGACGGGCAGGCCATCTACGCCCACCCTGACCGCCCGTGGCAGCTCGCCACGCCCGACCGGCTCCTCGAGGACGGCCCGTCGTGCGGCATCGTCGAGCTCGACGGCGTGTTCGTCGTGCAGCCGCTCGCCACGCTCGAGGCCAAGACGTCGGCGACCTACGACGAGTGGGGCGACGACGGCACCGACGAGATCCCCGTCGCCTACCGCTGCCAGAAGCTGTGGCAGATGGACGTCATGGGCGTCACCACCGGATACGTCGCCTGCCTGTTCCTGCACTCCAAGAAGGTGCGGGTCTACGAGCTCACCATGGACGGCGCGGCCCGCGCCGACCTGAAGATCATGCGGGCGCACGCTGAGCTGTTCCTGGACCGCATCGGCCGCGGCGACCCCCCCGGCGTCGACTGGCGGCCCGCCACCACCGGGGCGCTGAAGGCCCTGCACCCGGCCATCGAGGACCGCGACGTGGAGATCCGGCGCATGCCCGGCATCCAGTACCGCGCCGCGTGCCGCCGCTACAAGGAGGCCGGGCAGCACAAGAAACTCGCCGAGAACCGGCTGCGCGAGCTGCTCGGCAATGGCCACCGGGTCGTCGACCGGGTGACCGGCGACGTCATCGCGACCCGCCAGGTCTACGGCGTGAAAGAGCACGTCCGGAAGGCCTCCGTCACAGACAAGCTCGTGCCCGCCAGGGCACCGGAGGGGCAGTGATGTGGGTCGTCGTGCTCGGCAGCCACCTGCCTTACCACCAGTCCGCGTGCTGGGGGCCGTTCAGCGACCAGGCGACCGCTGAGCAGTTCGCCGCGTACGTCACCGCCGAGATCGACCCGGCCCAGGTCATCAGGGCCGCCGATCCGGTGTCCGAGCTACTCAACTGGCGCGAGCACATCGCGCTCGCTACCCCGTCGGTCATCCAGACCGCTTTGGCGATGTCCCGCAGCCCATCGGAGCTAACCCCATGACCATTACCGGCAACTTCATCACCAGCAACGCCGCCGCTGCGGCCGAGTCGCCCGCCGACACGCTCCTGCGGGAGCAGCGCGAGGAGGTCCGCGCGGAGACCGCCGCCATGGCCGCCGCCTACGACGTCCTCCAGCCACTCGGCGAGGAGGCACGCCACCGGGCGCTCCGCTGGCTGTGGATGGCCCTCGACCTTTCCCCGCGCGTCCCCTTCTGACCAGGGAGCATCCCCCGATGACCGCCACCACCGTCAGCCAGGCCGTGTCCGTCCGCGACAAGTCCGACCAGCTCGTTAACTGGATCCGGTCCCAGCAGGACGACATCGCGATGGCCGCCGCCACCCATGTCAAGCCATCCGCGATCATCCGCGTCACCCAGGGCGCGCTGCGCCGCAACCCCAAGCTCCTGGCCGCCGCGATCGCCAACCCCCAGTCGCTGCTGTACTGCCTCCTGGACTGCGCCCGCCTCGGCCACGAGCCCGACACCGACGACTACTACCTCGTGCCGTTCGGCAGCGAGGTCACCGGCATCGAGGGCTACAAGGGCATCATCGAGCGGATGTACCGCGCCGGGGCCGTGTCATCGGTCGTCGCGGAGGTCGTCTACCAGCAGGACGTGTACCGGCGGACCGGCGCGACGACCCCGCCCGTGCACGAGTTCGACGAGTTCGCCGACCCGGCCAGCCGCGGCCCGCTGCGCGGCGCCTACGCCTACGCGGTGATGCTCGACGGCCGGTTCTCGAAGGTCATCCCGATGGGCCGCGCGGAGATCATGAAGCACAAGGCCAAGTCGCGCGGCTCGGACAAGGCCGACTCCCCGTGGAAGCAGTGGGAGGAGTCGATGTGGAAGAAGTGCCCGCTCCGCGGCCTGGAGCCCTACGTCCCGACATCGGCCGAGTACCGGATCGCCGCCGCCGCGCACCCGGCCGCCAGCGCCCCGCTGGTGCTGCCCGGCCGCGCCGAGCGGGTTCCGGAGCCCGAGGTCTACGACGCGGAGATCATCGACGACAGCCCCGGCCCGGCACCCGCACCGGGTCAACCTGCCGGGCATGAGCCGGCAGCCGGGCCGGGGCCTACGCCGGCGGATGGTGCGGACGGTGCCGCGAGCACCGGCGCTCCTGCGGCGGGCCCCGGTGCCCCGGCCGCGGGCTCGCCGCCCGGCGGTGACGGCGCGCGGCCTGCCCGGCCCACCGGGGCGCAGGCCGCGCAGCTCGGCAGGAGCCTGACCCGGATCCTCGGACCCGACCCGGATGACCTGTCCGAGTTCATGTCCTGGCGGCTCGCCCGGCCCGTCACCGGCCTGGACGGGCTCACCCGCGACGAGACCGCCTCGGTGCGCCAGTACCTGGACGCGGCCCTGAAAGACGCGCAGGGCAGCACGCAGGACGCCGCGTCGGCCATCTGGCAGGAGTACCGGGCCGCGCACCCGCAGCCCGAGGCAGGCGAGCAGGATGGCTGACCCGTTCGAGGGCTGGGCGATAGCCGAGCTGTTCGGCAGGCGCCGGCTCGCCGGGTACGTCCGGGCCGACGCGCCGCTGCTGCAGGCCACCCGCCTGCAGATCGACATCTACGCGGGCGACGCCGGGCAGCCGGCCGCCACCATGGGCGTCCCCTACCCCGTCTACTGCCTCACCTCCTGCACCGAGGCGCTGGCCCGCAGGCTCGGCGCCGACACGCTGGCCAGCTCGATGCCGGTCGCCCAGTGGGAGCTGACGCCCGCCCAGCCGCCCGCCGAGCCGCGGGCCCTGGATCCGTGGCTGGACCCGGACCCGGTTGCTGATGCCTCCGTCCATTCCGCTGACTGCGAGGGCGGGGACTGCGAGGGCGAGTGTGACGGCGATGGCTGACGCCGGGCGGATCGGGTCGGTCACCGACGTGGACGGGGCATCGCTTCACGTCGGCACCGACTGCGGCCTGATGACCCTGGACGATGGCAGCGGCTTCACCGTCGCCCGCCTCGACGCGGCGCAGCGGGGCAGGCTGTCCGCGCTGCTCGCCCGGGCCGAGGCCGCGTGCCAGCGGTACCGGGGCGGCGAGGAGCGATGAGCAGCATGAGGCGCATCTGGCACCCGTGCGCTGTCTGCGGGCGCATCTGGCCGCGTCGGCACCGTCGCGGCTGGTGCCGGCCATGACCGGGCGCGACTATGCGGCTGAGGTGCACCAGGTCTGGGAGGGCACGTTCAGCGGCTCCGCAGTGCGCCAGCGGCCCGGCCAGTGGTGCCGGTGCGGCGACCCGCCGGAAGGCCAGCCGCCGCACGACTGCGCCAGTGACCACCCGCGCCGCGCGCAGTGCCACGCCGATGGCGCGCACGTCCACCCGTTCCCCCCGCAGGCGCGCCGTGGCTAGCCGCATCCGCTGGTGGCTGGCCTCCCAGCTCAGCCGGCTCCCCGGCCAGTGCTGGGCCGACCTGGTCTCATGGGCGCTCGGGCCGCCCCGGCCGCCGGGACGCCGCCGGGTCCCGTGGTCACCCGCCGGGGACGCATGCCGCCGGGACGCCGCCGCGAGCGGCGACGGACGGTGCTACTGCGGGAAGCTGCGCAGCAATGGCTAGCCGCAAGCCGATGCCGAAATGCGCGCACTGCCGCAGGGCCATCGTCGCGTGCATCACCCGGCCGCTGCCGCACGCCTGCCCGCCCGGATCACACGGGTTCTTCCACCACCAGGGCCACGGGCACCGCTGCCGCGGACCAGCGCCGACCACGTACGCCGAGCCGGACAGGAGCACCGATGGCTAGCCACCTCTGCCACGCGACCGGCTGCACGAAGACCGTGCCGCCCCGGATATTCATGTGCCGGGGCCACTGGTACTCCCTGCCGAAGGCCATGCAGGCCGCGATCTGGGCGGCCTACGTCCCCGGCCAGGAGAACCGCAAGGACCCGTCGCCCGCCTACCTCGCGGCGGCCCGGGCGGCCATCGGCTACATCGAGCGGAAGGAGCCGGTGCCCGGTGGCTAGGCCCCCGTCATCGCCGCGCCGGCCCGTCCAGTGCGAGGGCTGCTCTGCCCTGATCTGGTTCAAGCTCGTCGCCGGGCCCGGCCCGAGACCGCTGCTGATCCCGCTGCGCGCCGCCCCCGACCCCGCCGGGACCGTCGCCGCCTGCCCCGGCCGCGACTGGCAGCACGGCCGGTTCCTCGCCGCCGGGCAGGAACCCGACACCGCCGCCGGCGAGGAGCGATGGCGCAACCATTTCGACGACTGCGACCGCAAGGAAGCGTTCCGCCGGCGGCAGCGTGACCGGATCGCGAAAGCCAGCCGGCCCCACGGCGCAGTGCAGCAGCCCAGCCTCTTCCCCGCACCCGAAGGAACCCAGTGACGCGAATCGACATGACCAGCAGGGGACTGGCCGAGCTGCTGAAGCCGGTCATCCCCCACGCATCGACCGACCCGGAGGCCCGCGAGCTGGCCGTGATCCGCATCGAGCTGGCCAGGCGGGCGGTGTACGCCGTCGGGTTCGACCGGTACACCCTCGCCGCCGAGCGGCTCTGGCTCGACGCCGGGAACCGCCCCGGCGACATCCCGGAACCCGTGCACGTCCGCGCGGCAGAGGCCAAGTCGGCGCTGACCCTGTTCCCGTTCAGCAAGGACTCCGACCCGCCGCTGCACCTCACGATCGATAAGCAGCCGTTCCCGGTCATGGTCGCCGGGCAGCCCGCAGCGATCGGCCGGCTGCAGATCACCATCGAGGCGCTCGACGGCACCAGGGCCGTGCTCATGGACCACCGCGACCCGTCGCATGACCCGCTCGGGGGCTGGCGCAAGACGCTGGCCGGGCTGATCACCCGGCCCATGGCCAGGAGCGCGCCCGCGCTGAACTTCAATGCGGCACTCCTGGCCAGGTGGCAGAGCGCCGTCCGCAAGGGCGAGCGCCTCGCGTTCTTCACCGGCAGCAAAGGCGACCAGTCGATCCTGATCAGCGTCGAGAGCCACTTCCTGGGCGCGTGGATGCCCGTCAGCTACCTGGAGTCGCCCGCCGAGATGCTCGCCGCCTCGCCGTGGCGCGATGAGCTGGCCGAGGTGCCCTGGCTGGCAGAGGCGAGCGGCGTGGTCACCGGCGACGCCGTCCGCGAGGCCGAGGAGGACGGCGATGAGTGACTACGGCCCGTGGCTCGCCGCCATCTACGACAGCGAGTGCGATAACTGCGGTGCCGATATCTGCGGTGGCGACCAGATCCGGTCCGACGGCGAGGGCGGCTGGCTGTGCGAGGAGTGCGGCGAGGAGGACGGCGATGACTGACGGCACGGCAGGGCTCGCGCACCCGCGCCCGCCGGTCACCATCACCGTCTACGGGCAGCCCGCGCCCGCCGGGCCGGGACCACCACCACGAGAGGACAGCCACATGGCTCAGTACCGCAAGAAGCCCGTCGTCATCGAAGCATGGCAGTGGACGCCGGGCGACCTCGCGGCCGCAGGTGAGATCACCGGCATCCTCATGGCATCGGGCACCGACTTCAGCTGCCCGGGTGGCATGGGCGAGACGACTACCCTCGCCATCGCGACCCTTGAGGGGGAGATGCTCGCCCGGCCCGGTGACTGGATCATCCGCGGCGTGCAGGGCGAGTTTTACCCGTGCAAAGACGAGATATTTCGCGCGACCTACGACCCCGCCTAGACGCGCGCGGGCATCCCCTCGCCCGCGCGTCCCGCCGTCCTGGCGGCCAGCCCCCATCCCCCGGCCGCCAGGACGGCACCCCGCATATCCGTGCCCGCAGAAAGGCTCCGCGGATGACCACCGAGCTGGCCATCGTGCCGGACAACCCGCTTAGTCAGCTCAGCCAGGCGCGCGCCCTGCTGGAAGCGTCGCGCGACCTGTCCGAGGTGAAGTCAATTCGCGACGTCGCGATAGCGGCCGAGCACTACGCCCGGGCCAGGAAGCTAGGCGCGGAAGCCGAGCGGTACGCCGCCGAGATAGCCACCCGGGCGGAAAGGCGCATCGGGCAGATATTGGAGAAGACGCCCAAGGCAGCAGGCGGAGACCACGGCAATCAACACACAGGTGGCAAATCTGCCGAGCGGGAAGATTTGCCAACCGACCGGGAGCGCGCTGGCGGATACAAAGTATCGGCCCGCTCGCAGAAACTCGCCGCCATCCCTGACGACGAGTTTGAAGACCACATGGCGGACCAGCGGAAGAAGGCCAGCGCCGACCAGCTAGCCCGCATTCAGCGCGAGCGCGAGCGCGAGCAGAAGCGGGAGGATAACCGTGCCCTAGTGGAAGAAGTCGCGCCGCTGGAGGCTGACCCGCAGGCGCTTTACCAGGCCATCGTGATTGACCCGCCGTGGGACTGGGGAGACGAAGGCGACGCCGACCAGCTCGGCCGCGCCCGGCCGACCTACGGCACGATGAGCCACGCAGAGCTGCTGGCGCTCCCGGTAGGCGCGCAGGCGGATGCCAGCGCCCACATCTATCTCTGGATAACCAACCGGAGCCTGCCCAAGGGATTCAGCTTGCTGGACGCCTGGGGTTTCCGCTATGTGACCATGCTGACCTGGTGCAAGCCGCACTTCGGCATGGGCAACTACTACCGGGGCCAGACAGAGCAGGTCCTGTTCGGCGTACGCGGCAGGCTGCCGCTCCTGCGCCGGGACCGCGGCACCTGGTTTCAGGCGCCGCGCGCACGGGGCCACAGCTCGAAGCCGGATGCGTTCTATGAGCTAGTCGAGGAGTGCAGTCCTGGCCCGTGGCTGGAGATGTTCAGCCGCAGCGCCCGGCCGGGCTGGTCGGCCTGGGGCGCGGAAGCGTGATCTACGACTTCGGCGAGCGTCTGACGTTCAGCAAGGCACGGCGGCAGGACTCGGACATCGAGACTCTCCGCCTGATGTTCCCCACCTGCGCATCCGTGGTGAAGACAGGCGAAGCCGAAGACCGCGCCGGAACCGATTACGTCATCTCACTGCGGCGCGGTGCCCGGCTCTGCGTTGACGCCAAGGCCAGGGACAAGGGATGCCGCCGGTTCTGGAAAGCCGGCCCCGAGGTAGCACTGGAGGTCTGGAGCGTCCGGCCTGGCGGCAAGTACCAGGTCCCCGCCAGCCGCGCGCGGACGGGCTGGACACTGGATGAGTCCAAGGAAATAGACCTGATCCTGTTCACCTTCGACGCGGCCGACCACGCGTTCGCCTATGTGCGCCCGCTACCGCTGCTGAGAGAAACCTTCCGGCGCAATTACGGCGACTGGAAAGCCCAGTGCAGGAGCGATGTCCAGGATTCGCGTTCCTGGCAGAGCGAATGCATGTTCGTGCCGCTCGTCAAGGTTGACGAGGCCATCGAGGCCATGTCGAGAAACAAGGTCTCCTGATGCCCTGGGTTCGCTTCGATGACCAGTACCCGATCCACCGCAAGGTGAGCGGCCTGTCAGACAGGGCATTCCGGCTGCACGCCACCGCCGTGTTCTGGTCATCGCGCAACGGCACGGACGGGTTCGTCGACGCGGGCGACCTTGACGACGTATGCCCGAGAGTGCGCCAGGCGGAGCGGTTCGCCGCCGAGTGCGTCATCCGCCGCCTGTGGCACCTGGCCGACGAGAAGTGCGACTCGGCGAAGTGCCCCGCCCATGTGGATAACCGCCCCGCGGGCGAATCCGGCGCTGTGGATAACCGCCGGGGATGGATCATTCACGACTACCTGGAGTATCAGCCGTCTGCACGGAAGGTGAGCGATGACCGGAAAGCAAAGGCGGAGCGTCAGCGCCGATGGCTTGAGAGTAGGCAGAGACGCCCGAAAGACGCGTCTCAAGGCGCGTCTGAAGACAAAAAAAAGACTCCACCCCGCCCCGTACCCGTCCCGAAGGGACGGTAGGGCGCTGATGTATCCAGCACGTCGTTGCCCGCCGCAACGCGCGCGACAGCCGGCCTGTGGATAACGCGAGAGGACCCGCACCATGCAGCCGCCGCAACGCCAGCGGTACACAGACGCATCACTCCAGCGCCAGACAGCCGCCCTGCTGAAATCAGTAACCGGGAAAGAAGTCACACCCGAGTGGGCGGGAAAGGTCATCATGCACATCCTGGAGGGAAAGAACCCCGCCGACCCGTGGCGCTACATACGCGGCGCGATACTCGGCGCAGGCGACCCGCATTACGAGTTCCTGCCGATCAGCGCGCCGGGGTACTACTGATGACCGGCTGCCATTGTCACGACCCGCGCGTTTTCGGTCACTACGCCGGCATGCTGTCCACCGCCACCGCCTGCCCCGCCGCCGCGGTGCCAGCCCCCGCCTCGCGCCGCTTTGACGGCGAGCCGTACGCCGAGCTCAACCGGCCGCTGGCCCCCGGGCCCGTGCGGCTTCCCGTCCCGCCGCCGTTCATCTCCGACGCCAGCCCCGGCGGGATCACCGGCGTTCTCGACGCGGTCGACGCTGACGTCCGCGGCGCGGCCGGGCCAGCCGGCAGCCCGCGCCCGGCGCGGCGGCGGCTCCGGCCGCGGCTGCTGAGGAGGGCCACGTGACCGCCTTCGGGCTCTGGGCGCTGGCGTGGCCGCCGGTGCTCGCGGTCGCGTGGATGCTTCCCGACCGGCTGATGTTCCCTGACCTGCCGCCGGCGTTCGGCGTGAGCTGGGCCGGCGGCGGCGCGGGCGTCATGGCCGCCGGCCTCCTCGAACTGCAGTGGATCATCGTGCTCACCGGCGCCGCTCACGTCGGCATCGGCCTGGTGATCTGGTGGCGGCGGCGGCGCAGGCGCCGCCGTGCCCTGGCCGTGCCCGGCGCGAAGTCGCGGGCGCTGCTGGCCACGCTGATCCGGCGGCTGCGGGAGACGCTGGCGCCGCGCCCGGTGCTGTCCCCGGTCCCGGCATGACCGCCGCCTGCGCCGTGTCAGCGGACTGGGACGGCAGTCCGCCGTGGTGCGGCGAGCCTGCCATCGGCGAGTTCGCCGGCGCGTGCATCCACGAGCACATCAGCGTTCCGCACCGCGTCTGCGCGGCCGACGCCGCCGAGATCCAGCGCCTGGACGGGACAGTGATATGCGGGCCGTGCGAGAGGTCCGCCGAGCCTCACGACTGCCCGGTCACGCTCACCTGGACGTGGTACCAGTGACCGGGCCGGGGTTCCCCGGCGTGGCCCTCGCCCCGCCGCCGTGGTGGCGGCCGGCGCAGTGGCTGGCCGTGGCCGCCGCTGACATCGTGCTGCGGTGGCGGGCCGCCTGGCTGGCCGTGCTGGACGCGGCGCTGTTCACCGCCCCGGACTGCCTGCGGTGGCGGGTCCGCGCCCGCGCCGGGAAGGACACGACATGACCGCCATCCGCAATGGCGCTGAACTCACAGCCGCCGTGCTAGGCGAGCGGCTGAAGGCCGCGATCGGCGCTTCGGGCATGTCACAGCAGGCCGTTGCCGAGGCTATCGGCATGGACCCGACGGCACTCTCAAGGGTGCTCTCTGGCCTGCGGAACCTCAGCACTCTTGAGTTCGCCCGCATCTGCGACAGCCTCGGCACGTCCCCGCTGGGCCTGCTCGCCGAGATCCCGGACGAGGCCATCACCGCCGAGCCGCACCCCGAAGGCAGCCCCGTGCTCGCGGCGGCGGCCGGGGCCATCCTCAGCCGCCGCCTGGCCGCCACTCACGGCAGCGGCGACCCGGACGCCCGCCGCGCCGCGATCCTGCTGGACGCGCTGCCCGACGCTGCCGCAGCACTCGAAGCCGCCGCGCCGCTCATTGCCGCAGCCGACCGGAAGCGGATCCGCGAGCTTGAGGACGCCGTCCGGGAGTTCATCGGCTACCTGAGCTTCCGCGCCGACCTGCAGCCGTCGCGGCCCATCGCCGGCCATGTCGTCCAGCGCTGGCTTCGCGTGCTCGGAGACCCGTCATGACCGCCGTCGCCATCGCCGTCCTGGCCGCCGCCGGGTGGCTGCTGACCGCCCGCCGTCTCTACGGCCGGTGGCGCGGCACCGGGGCCGGCGGCGGGTACTGCCCGCTGCACGGCCAGCGCAAGTACGCCACCGCTAACGGCAGATGGCCCGCGTGCTGCCATGACGAAGACCCGCTGACCGACGGCCTGGCGACGCTGTGGGCCGTCACCGCAGCGCTGTTCTGGCCGTGCGTGGTGATGGTCGCGCTGGTCCGGTTCCGGCCCCCGCCGACCGTGGCCGAGCGGGAGGCGGAGGCGGCGCGGCTGAAGGCCCGCGTCGGCGAGCTTGAGGCCGAGCTGGGAATCCATTGACCCGGCTGGCAGCCAGGAGGCAGCAGATGCACGAATGCCCGCTTCAGCCCGATCACCCGCTCGCCGGCTGGTCGGACCTGTGCCTCGCACTCGGCGGCTCACCCGACTCGTTCACCGGCAGGCTCCTGGAGCTGATCCAGAAAGCCGACCCTGGCAACAAGCGGCGGCTGCGACTCGGATTCCCGCAGCACGTCGCCGCACTCGACCTGTGGATGAGATGCGCACCGGAGCTGACCGCAGGCGAGCTGCGAGATCACATCGGCCGGATACCGGACCCGTCATGACCGGCCTGGCCGAGGCGTGCGCCGGGCTGGCCCGGTGGCTGCCCGCCGCCGCCGCGCTCATCGCGCAGCCCGACGCCGACGGCACCGCGGGCGGCGGGAAGCCCGGCTCCCGGCCCCCGTGGAATCCCGCGGCCGCGGACGCCAAGACCGGCGCCGACGAGGGCGTCCGCCGCCTGGAAGCCTCCCTCCGCCTGGCCGTCACCGGCGGCCCCGGTCCCAGGCGCGGCGGGTCCGACGGCAACACCGCCGCCGCGATCACCGCCATCGGGAACCTCGGCACCGCCGTCACCGACGCCGCCGCCGCGCAGGCCGCCCGGATCGTGGACCGGTGGACGGCGGCGATCGAGCAGCTGCCCGCGATCGACGAGGCCGAGCGGCCCAAGAAGGTGGCCGGCGCCTGTCCCTACTGCGGGTGCCCGATGCTGCGCGCCTGGGTCCGGGACAGGCGGGTCACCTGCCTGAAGGCCGACTGCGCCGACGGTGACGGCAGCCACCCGGAGGGCCGGATGGATTACGGCAGGCTCGACGGCTCCCCGGTCATCGAGTGGGCCGACGGGCTCGTGACATGACCATCAGGGATGCGTGCGCACGGAACATCCGCAGTCGGCGAGAAGCGCTCGCCCTTACTCAGTTCGGACTGGCAGAGCGGGCCGGGGTGACCCAGACGGCAGTCTCGTACTGGGAGGCGGGCAAGCGGCAGCCGTCCCTGGACGACCTGGAACTGCTCGCGAGCGCTCTGGGCACGACGGCAGCCGCCCTGATCACAGAGCCATCCTGCTTGGCGTGCGCTGACTCCCCGCCCCCCGGCTTCATCTGCGCAGTCTGCGGCCGGGCAATGCCATCATGACCGCATGGCCGCCGTCGTCACGATCACCCTCGCCGAGGCGGCCGGGCTGCTGGACCCGCCGCTGTCCGAGCGGCAGCTGCGCGCCATCATCCGCGAGCTGCGCTGGCAGCCCGCGGGATGGCGGCACCCCGGCACCGGCCGCGGCCACCCCGTCGCCTGCTACGACTGGGCGGAGGTCTGCCGCCTCCACACCGCGCTGCTGCCCTGGCTGGCGGCCGCCGATGCCTCTCCTGTCACTGCAGGTAGCTAGCGTGTACGCTAAATGCCACGCGACTGCACTGCCCGGAACCAGGGAGGCCCGCCCATGTTCATCGGCGGCGGCCTGGTCCTCCTGATCGTCGTGATCATCCTCGTCCTGCTCCTCGTCCGGCGGTAGCGGTGGACGCCCCGCAGCTGGCCGATCTCTGCCAGCGTGCCTATGATGCGACGGGCAACTGGGAGCGCCAGGACAGCCGCACCCGCTGGGTGATGGACCGCTCCTGGTATGACCGGGTACGCGCGGTCACGGTGACGCCAGAGCAGGACCGCGCCAGGGCGGCGGCCCATGCCACGGCCTGGATGGAGGCTGACCCCGTGTTCCCGCGCGGGTGCCCGGCACGCTGCGCAGCCGGCCCGTTCACCGCCATGAGTGAGCTGGCCGGGCACATGGCCGCCATGTCCGACCCGCTAAACCGCGAGCCGGCCGACGCTGACCGCCTGTTCGGCATTCCCGTCGAGGTCCGCGCCGGTGGCGGCGAGCCGTACCTGGAGACCCGGCCGTGATCTGCGCGCCGTGCCGCGAGGCCCTGCACAGCCAGTGCCCTGAGGTCATACGGCAGGGGAAGCTAGGGCAGCAGCTCGCGCAGGCCGGCCTCCCCGCCGCCGCCGAGCGCGCGGGCAGCGCACTGTGCGACTGCGGCCACATGCCACGCCGTGAGGATGCCCATGGCCAGGACGTACCCGCGGCGCCCCGCCGCTGAGCGTGGCTACGGCCCAGCACACAGGGCAGCACGCGCCGCGGCCATCGCCAGGTTCGTGCCCGGCCAGCCATGCGCGCGGTGCGGCCAGCCGATCCGCTACCTGTGGATGCGCGACCGGAGCGGACGGCGCGTGTCCGCCGTCGACTACGGGCACGTCGACGGCAGCGGCAAGACCAGGTACGCCGGGCTTGAACATCGGCACTGCAACCGCAGCGACGGCGCGACGCGCGGCAACCTGGCACGCCGTAGCTCACGCAGCGTGACTGCGGTGCCGCTGCCCACCTCGCGGCGCTGGTGAGCAGCACCACCCAGCTCGTTAGCAACGCGAACGACTCCCCGGGCATGCCATCGCGACTCTGTTCGAAAAACAGGCGTGACCATGGGGGGGAGGGGTCGCGACGGGCCAAGATCATCGAGTACGACTCCGAGTCGTCTGTGTCCGTACGGGACCACCCCCGCCACGTGGCGGGCGACCTTCACTCAACGTAATCACTCCGGGTGTGCCATGGCCGATAGCGAGGCGGTGCGGTCGCGCCGCAAGCGCGCCCACGCCGCCGGTGATCACTCCCTCTGCCGCCGCGACTGCGCGGCCCTGAAGCTGGCCGCGCCGCCGCCCGGTGCCGCGCCCGCGCAGGACCCGGAGGCTGAGATGAGGCTGCTCGCGGCGCGGCTAGCGGCGGCGCACCATGCCGATCCGGGGAACGCGAGCCTGGCCAGGGAGCTGCGGATGACCCTGCAGTCGCTGATGGGGAAGAGTGCCGATGGCGAGCTCGCGGAGTTTCTCGCCGGGTTCAGCAAGGCCTAGGTGGGCGACCCCGGCGTCGCCGGGCCGGGACAGCTTCGCGCCGAAGGTGGCCTGGACGGCGACCGCGCTGGGCTTCCGCGGCCTGATGCCGCACCAGCTGCAGATCGTCGCCACCGGGACTGAGGTAGGCCGGGGCGGCCTGCCCGCGTTCCGGCAGGTGGTGATCGAGGAGCCGCGGCAGCAGGGCAAGTCGGTGAGCATCCTGTCGCTGATGGTGGCGCGGGGGCTGGAGAAGCCGGGCACGATGATCAGCTACTCGGCGCAGACGCGGCTGGCTGGGCGGCGCCGGTTCCTTGACGCGTGGTGGCCGCGGATCCGCAAGTCACCGGGCCTGCGCAAGGTGATGGGCATCCGGAAGGGCTACGGGTCGGAGGCGTTCACGTTCGCGAACGGGTCGATGATCATGCTGGCGTCGGGGACGGAGGCCTCCGATCACGGCGACACGCTGGACCTGGCGGTGATCGATGAGGCGTGGGCGCAGCGGGACGACACGATCGAGCAGGCAGTGAGGCCCGCGATGATGACCCGCGACCACGCGCAGCTGTGGGTGGTGTCGACGGCGGGCAATGAGCTGTCGTCGTATTTCCGCGGCAAGGTAGGCGGCGGCCGGGAGGCGGCGGAGTCCGGGCTGACGGACACGGCGTGCTACTTCGGCTACTCGGCGCCGGATGACGCGGATCCGGGGGACCGGTCGACGTGGTACGGGTGCATGCCGGCGCTGGGGATCACGGTCAGCGAGGAGACGGTGGCGGCTGACTTCGTGACGATGGAGCTGGCCGAGTTCCGCCGTGCCTATCTCTGCCAGTGGCCGGAGGTTGCCAAGCCGGGCTGGGGCGTGATCGGGCAGGATGCGTGGCTGGCGTGCGCGGAGCCGGGCCTGAGGCCGGCGTCGTGACTGCGGGCGCGTTCGTTCCCGGTGACGTGGCGTTCGGAGCCGAGATTTCCGGATCCCGGCAGCTGTGCTCGATCGTGGCGGCGTGGCGTGAGCCGGGCGGCCGGGTGGTGGCGGAGCTGCGGCTGCCGCAGGGTCACCCGTCGCTGGCGGTGGGCCGGCTGGTGCAGCTGAAGGCCCGGTACCGCCCGCTGGCGTTCGTGATTGACCCCAAGTCGCAGGCGGTGACGCTGGTAAAGCCGCTGAAGGATGCCGGGATCGTGGCGCTGGAGCCGTCGGCGCGGGACGTGGCGGTGGCGCACGGCGAGTTCCTCGACATGATCGCGGCCGGGGACCTGGCGCACCTGGGCCAGAAGGAGCTGACCGATGCCGTCCGGGCCGCGATGGACCGGCCGCTGGCGGGCGCCGCGGCGCTGGAGCGGAAGGTTCCGGTGGATCAGTCGCCGCTGATGGCGGCGGAGCTGGCGGTGTGGGCGCTGCTGCACCCGCCGCCGCGGCCGTTTTTCCTGACCCCGGGCCCGGAGCGGGTGCCGATCATGCACCAGGGCGGCGTGCTGCCGGTGCGCAATCCCGACGCCTACCAGGAATAGGAGACCAGCATGACGGCCTGGCTTGTGCTCAACGGCGGCGGGATCGTCGGCGTGTTCCTGGATGAGGCGGAGGCCCTGCGGGTCGCGGAGGCCTCCTCGGGCCTGCTGGTCCATGTCCCTGTCGACGAGGACTTCCGCCAGTGACGGCCATCACCGAGCGCATCCCGGTCGACGCGATCACGGCGCGGGCGCGGCAGGCCCGGCCGGGCCGCACTGCCCTGGCGGTGCTCGGGTCGGTGCTGCTCGGGCTGGGCTGGCTGGCGTACAAGACGTTCGCGGTGGCGTGGCTCGCGCTGGCCTGGTGCGGCTGCGCGGTGGCCGAGGGCTGGCAGGAGGCCCGGAAGGCCGAGGCGGTCCGGAGGGCTCGTGCCGGGCGTAGTTGACCGCGTCAGCGCCCGGCTCGCCGCTGTCCGGGGCCGTCCGCGGGCGTCGCTGTCGATGGATGAGTACGCGTCGTGGTTCAGCTACGGCGGGATGCAGTACCCGCTGCTGCAGACGACCTATAGCACGCTGGACCAGGAGCGCATCTCCGTCACCGCGGCGCACGCGGCGAAGACGTCGGGGCCGGTGTTCGCGCTGTGCCTGGCCAGGGCGCAGGTGTTCGCGCAGACCCGGTTCCAGTGGACGCGGATGGCCGGGGCGCAGCCCGGTGACCTGTTCGGCACCGCTGAGCTGGGCGTGCTGGAGAGGCCGTGGCCGGGCGGGACGACCTCCAGCCTGCTGACGCGGATGGAGTGGGACGCCTCGACGGCGGGGAACGCCTACGTCCGGCGCAGGGCATCCACGCTGCACCGGCTGCACCCGTCGTGGGTGATCATCGTCATGGGGTCGCAGGAGGACGCGGAGAACCCGTCGATGGCCGCGGACACGGTTGTCGCGGGCTACCTGTGGGTGCCGCCGGGCGGGAAGATGATGTTCTTCACCCCGCAGCAGGTCGCCCATTACGCGCCGGTCCCTGACCCGGACAGCCATTTCCTGGGCCAGTCGTGGATTACGCCGGTGCTGCGGGAACTGCAGGGCGATCAGGCGTCAACGGAGCATAAGTGGCGGTTCTTCGAGAACGCCGCGACGCCGAACATCGCGATCAGCTTCGACCCGGGCGTGACGATCGACGCGGTGCGGGATTTCAAGGAGCTGCTGGAGACTGAGCATCGCGGCGTGGCGAACGCGTTCCGGACGCTGTACCTGGGCGGCGGCGCGAAGCCGGTTCCGGTCGGCTCGTCTTTCAAGGACATGGATTACGCGACGATCCAGGGCCGTGCCGAGTCGCGGCTGGCCGCGGCGGCGGGCGTGCCGCCGTCGTGGGTCGGGTTCGCGGAGGGCCTGGAGGGCTCGGCGCTGAACGCGGGCAATTTCGACTCGGCGCGCCGCCGGTTCTCTGACGGGACGCTGGTGGACCTGTGGACGGCGGCGGCGGGGGCGCTCGAGCCGGTGCTGGACCGGCCGCGGGACCGGCAGGGCCGGTCGCTGGAGAGCGGCGGCCAGGGCGGCGTGTCGCTGTGGTATGACGCGCGGATCCCGTTCATGCGGGTTGACGCGGCTGATGCGGCGACGATCCAGAGCACTGAGGCGCTGACGATCACGGCGCTGATCCGCGACGGGTTCACCCCCGAGAGCGTGATCAAGGCGGTCGCGAACAGCGACTGGTCGCAGCTGAAGCATTCGGGCCTGCTTTCCGTCCAGCTGCAAGGCCCCGCCGCGCAGCAGCAGGATCCCGCGGGCTCGGGCTTCCCGCCGATGCCGGCACTGCCATCGAACGGGAACGGAGCCAGATGACCAGGGCACGCGATCGCAGCGGCGGCGACGGCTGGTACCGGATCACTAACCAGTCGGCTGGCCCGGCGCAGATCCTCTTGTACGACCTGATCGGCATGTGGGGCGTGTCCGCGAAGGATTTCATCCGGGACCTTGGCGCGGTGAATGGCCCGGTCGACGTGCATATTGCCTCTGACGGCGGCGACGTGTTCGAGGCGTACGCGATCTATAACGCGCTGGTGGCCCGGCCGGGCGTGGAGACCTTCGTTGACTCGATCGCGGCGAGTTCGGCGTCGCTGATCGCGATGGCCGGCCAGAAGCGATGGGCGGCGAAGACGTCGCAGCTGATGCTGCATGACGCGTGGGCGGGTATCGACGGGAACGCTGATGACCTGCAGCACATGGTTGACCGGCTGCACATGGTGTCCGGGCAGATCGCGCAGGTGTACGCGGACACGGCGGGCGGCACCGCGGACCACTGGCGTGGCGTGATGAAGGCGGAGACGTGGTTCACCGCGGAGAAGGCGCTGGAGGCGGGGCTGATCACCGGGATCTGCGGGACGGCCCGCGAGCCCGCGCTTGCGCCCGCGGGCGCTTCCGCCGCGATGCGGGGCGGGATCATGGCCGCCGGCCATGCCCGGTGGGATCCCGACGGTGACGGTGATGACGACTCGACGCCGGAAGGCGACACCGACCACTCGCACTGGACCGCGGACGGGAAGCAGAAGAAGTCAGTCCCCGGCAAGCCCGTGCCCGGCCAGCCGCCGGCCGAGGATCCCACCCCGAACAGCGCCGCGGCGGGCCCGGTCCTGGCGTGGGACGGCGGCGCGGCGCTGTCGGCTGCCTCGTCCGCCGACGACCCGGCGGCGGCGCTGGCGGCGATCTGCGCGGGCCGCAGGGACGGCGACCCGAAGACCCAGGCGGCGTACGCGCTGCCGCACCACGCGCACCCGGGCGGCCCGGCGGATCCCGACGGGACCCGGAACGCGCTGGCCCGGCTGCCGCAGACCAGCGGCCTGACCAACGAGGCCGCGGCCAGGGCGCACCTTGAGGCGCACATGAAGGCGATCAGCCCCAGTGACGATGCGACAGCATCGAGCGGAAGGAACAACATGACCGACGCCCAGGGCGCTCTCACCATCGAGGGGCGCCGGACCAGGATCACCGACATCAGCGGCCGGCTGACTGAGGTCGCCGCCGCCTACCCCGCGGCGGTGCTCCCGCCCGACACGCAGGCCGAGTGGGACCAGCTGGTCGCCGAGCGCCGCGATCACCAGGCCGCCCTCGACGCGGTCGACGCGCGCAACGCGGTGCTGGCGCAGGTCCACGGCGGGAACGGCGCGAGCCACGATCAGTCCCGCCCGCAGGGCGGCGGGAACGGGAACGGCCAGGGCGCCCCGTCGCAGCGGTTCGGCGCGCCGGCGTCGCGGCCGTCGCATGACATCTATGACCTGGCCGCGATCCGGCAGCAGGCCCGCAATGCGGAGGATCTCCCGGCGCTGTACCGGGACAACGCGCTGCGGGCGATCGAGGAGCACCGGTTCCCGGGGTCGAAGTCGCGGGAGACGTCGCAGGCCAACGCGGCGAGCCTGCTCGACACGATCGCTGATGACACGACCGGGTGGGTGGCGCGGCGGATCCTGGCGACCGGGTCGCCGGAGTACTCGCGGGTGTTCGGCCGGGCGCTGGCCGCTGGCCGGCCGCCGACGACGGGCCGGGACGCGGAGATCCTGGCCCTGGGCGAGTCGGACACGGGGTCGTTCGCCGTGCCGTTCCAGCTGGACCCGACGGTGATCCTGACCACGAACGGGGTGATCAACCCGCTGCGGCAGATCTCCCGGGTGGAGCGGATCACCGGCAAGGAATTCGACCTGGTCACCTCGACGGGCGTGGTGGTGTCGCGGAAGGCGGAGTTCGCGGCTGAGACGGACAACTCCCCGACCCTGGCGCAGCCGACGCTGCAGCCCAAGCGGGTGTCGGGGTGGATCCCGTTCTCTGTCGAGCTGGAAGGCGACTGGACGGGGCTGCAGTCCTCGATGATGAGCCTGCTGTCCGACGCGAAGGACGTGGAGGAGTCGGGGTCGTTCACCAACGGCCCCGGCACCGGCGTGACCGCCGGCGGTGTCGTCGCCCTGCAGTCCGGCGGCTCGCTGATCACCGGCACCGGCGGCGTGGCGACCCTGTCGTTCAAGGACCCCGAGACGCTGGAGTCGGCGATGGCGCCCCGGTTCCGCGCGCTGGCGGCCTACCTGGCCAGCAAGACGACGTTCAACAAGTACCGGAACCTGTTCGCCGCGCAGACGGGCTTCGCGACCGACCCGTGGAACCGGCCGTCGCTCGGCCAGCCGCGGCAGCTGTGGGGCTACGACGCCTATGAGGATTCCGACATGGTCACCACCAACGCGACCGGTGACAAGCCGCTGCTGATGGGCGACTTCGGCCACGGGTTCCTGATCGTGGACCGGGTCGGGATGAACATGGAGCTGGTCCCGACGGTCTTCGGCGCCGCGCAGGGTCAGTTCCCGACCGGCAGGCGCGGCTATTACTGCTGGTGGCGGAACAACAGCACCGTTTTGATTCCCAATGCCTTCCGCCTGCTGGTCGTCGGCTAGTACGGCGAGGCCGGGAAAGGAAACCTGATCATGGCCGGAGACATTCTCGTGGCCGTCGAGTCGGTGCTGACCGAGTTCGAGGGCGGCAACGTGTACATCACCGCCGGGCAGACCGCGCGGGCGGGTCACCCGATCCTGAAGGGCCGCGAGGCCCTGTTCGAGCCGATGAAGGTCGACTGGGAACTGGTGGAGCCAGAGCCGGAGCCCCCGGCGAAGGCCCCGGCCAGGGCCGCCGCGGCGCGGAAGTAGGCCGCAGTGCCGACTCCGCCCGGTGACAAGGTATGGGCGAACGCGACCGCCCTGACGACGGCCGCGTCGCCGCTGGTGACGGTGTGGTTCGACACCACGGGGTATACGTCGCTGCTGCTGTCGGCGGTGTTCACCACCGGCACGACCACGTTCACCATCGAGGGCAGCTTCGACGGCGCGACGCTGGACTCGACCATGCCGTACACGCCCGCCGTGGTGGCCTCGACCGGGGTGGCGGGGACGGTGTTCGTGGTGCAGCACCCGTTTGTGCGGTTCCGGGTGATCCAGACGGTCTCGAACGCGACGGTGACGACGATTTTCATCCAGGCGAGGGCGTGACCTACGTCCCGGCGGCCGGCTGGCAAGGGAGGACTGAATGGCGATTCACCTGAGATGCGGCGGGTGCGGCACCGAGGCGCTCGTGCCGGACTGCGCGCCTGAGTGCGCCGCCGTCACCGGCGCGCACCTGTCGGGCTGCCCGGGCGCTGACCTTGACGCGCTGGTCATCTGCCCGCCGGGGTCTGGGTGCTGCCAGGTGGATCATCACCACGGGCGGGCCGCGAACGCGGGTCATCCCCTGGCGCTGGCCGGCGTCCCGGGCGCCGACCATGACGGTGACTGCGGCGCAGATAACCCGGACTGCGCGGTGTGCCGGCCTATCACGATCACCTGGTACTCGGCGGGCTCCCCGCTGATGCTCCAGCCAGTGACGGGAGGCTGACCGGTGGCGCAGGTGGCGGTTGACGCGGCGCGGTCGTCGGGGATGCTGAACGCGAACCTGCCGGTCGGCGTCGGCGGGATTCCCGGCACGCAGCTGGCGGCGCTGAACGCCGGCGCGATGAAGCTGAAGATCACCAGCACGGCGTCGACGGGCAGCGCGTCGGGCACTGACATCGGCGCGCAGACCGGTTACGCGGCGAACGGGATGGTATTCGTCAACCAGTGCTCGGCGTCGGCGGCGGGCTCCAGCGTGACGATGCCGGCGACGGCGGCTATGTCGCTGACGGCCACGGGCGTGCTGAATATCGTGTCGATCGAGATCACCGACAACGCGGGCGTGCGGGGGTTCTTCGGCAACTGGAACGGCCAGCCGATCGGCGTGGCCATCGGGAACACGTTCACGGTTGCCGTGGCGGCGGTCACCGCCGGCGGGTTCTGACGTGAGCTTCTACACCGGGACGCAGGCCGAGCTGCTGTACTCGCTGACCTCTCCTGTCACCAAGAACACCTATACCACGCAGGCCGTGCTGAGCGCCCTGGCCGCGCAGCCGAAGGCCGCGGTGCCGGGTGGCTTCTTCGCGGCCGTCCCCAACGGCGTCGGCCGCGGGCTGCTGCTGAAGGCCGCGGGGACGGCGGCGACCACCTCGGCGGCGACGCTGGCGGTCGCGGTCGGCTGGGACTCGACGCCGGGCACCCTGGGCACGTCGCTGGGCACTGTCTGGCCGGCGCTGGCCCCGACTGCCGCCGTCACGGTGCAGTGGGACCTGGAGTCGCTGATCACCTGCACGGCGGTCGGCGGCTCGACCGGGGTCACGCTGGCTCACACCTGGACTTTCAGCATGACCACGGTGGCTTCCGGCACGACGACGACCACCACCGACCTGATGGTGAACAAGGGCTTCGCCAGCACGGCCGGGCTCGGCAACGAGGGAACGAACTACGTCGAGCTGCTGGGCACCTGGTCGGCGTCCGCGGCCGGGAATACCACGACGCTGCAGCAGATGCTCCTGTTCGGCCTGAACTGACCGGGGGCACCGGCAGCGAGGCGGCCCGCGCCCGGCCTGAACTGACGGGATGAGGCCGTGCCGCTAGCCCAGCCGGGAAGAACGTGGGCCAGGCGGTTCCGGCACCGGCAGCGGGCGGCCCCGGCCGGCTGGCTCACGCTGTCGGTCACTGCCGCCCAGGGCGGCACCCCCAGCAGCGGCATGGCGGTCACCGTCGCGGTGGTCACCGGCGCGGCCGGGACCGGGGCCACCGCCTCGCATGCCGAGCTGGCGCTGGGCGCCGAGGTGGCGCTGACCCCAGCCCGTACCGGGTCGCTGGTCTACGGCGCGGCCGCCGATAACCACACGTCGGGCGTGTGGACGGCTGACGCGGCGAGCACGTTCAGCCAGAACGTCCAGGACAGCATCAATACCGGCATTTACGGCACGTTCCGCTCGGCCGTCACGACAGTAGCGGGCACGCCGGTCACGACCGGGGCGAGCGCGGGCGGCACTGCTAACTCCGCTGACGGCGGAGTGGCCGTCGCGGAGATCCTCGGCGCCGGGCTGGCCGAGTACGCGCTGCTGGTGTCGGGCCTGGTCAACGCCACGTCGTTCACGACGGCGGCGTTCTCGCCGCCGCCGGGGTCGCTGCTGGTCGCGATGGTGGCCACTAACGGCCTGGCCGTGTCGATGACCGTCAGCGGCGGTGGCCTGGCCTGGGTAGAGCTGGCCCGGTGGGCGTCCGGCACGAGCGGTTACGCGGGTGTCTGGGCGGCGGTCGTCCCCAGCGCCGTGTTCGTGCCCTACACGGCGACGTACCCGGCGGTGTACGGCGGCCCGGAGACGCCGGCGGGCATTGCCCTGCTGGCCGGCACGGGCAGCCTGGCGGCAGCTGTCACCCAGTCCGCCGGCGCGGTCCTGGCCGCCGCCGGGAGCCTGCCCGGCATGGCGGCGGAGCAGGCACCGGCGACCCTCGCGGCGGCGGGCAGCCTGGCGGCTCACCCGGCCCAGTCCGCGGGGGCGTCCCTGGCCGCCGCGGGCAGCCTGGCGGCTGGCGCGGTCCAGTCCGCCGGCGCGACCCTGGCGGGCACGGGCTCGCTCGCTGCCGCGGCCGCGGGATCCGCTCCCGCCACCCTGGCCGCTGCCGGGTCGCTCACTGCGGCGGCCGCACAGTCCGCGCCTGCCTCGCTGGCGGGCACGGGGTCGCTGGCCGCGGCGGGCACGGTCAGCGGCGGCACGGTTCCCGGCGCGGCCACCCTGGCCGCCGCCGGGTCGCTGGCCGCCGCCGCTGTCCAGGCGGCTCCCGCGTCGCTGGCGGGGACGGGCAGCATCACCGCAGCCGCCGCCGGGTCCGCGCCTGCCACCCTGGCCGGAGCCGGCTCGCTGGCCGGCGCGGCGGCGCAGCAGGCCCCGGCCCTGCTCGCCGGGACCGGGTCGCTGGCCACTCACTCAGCCGAGTCGGCCCCCGCCACACTGGCCGCCGCGGGATCGCTGGCCGCGGCCGGGACCTCCGCGGTGCCCGGCGCTGCCGTCCTGGCCGCCGCGGGCAGCCTGGGGGCGCATGCAGCCCAGTCCGCGCCTGCAGGGCTCACCGGCACCGGGAGCCTTGCCGCCCCGGCCGTCCAGCGCGCCCCGGCGCTCCTGGCGGGCGCGGGGTCGCTGGCCGGGGCCGCGGCGACGTCGGCGCCGGTCACTTACGGCACCGCGCGGCAGGCCGCCATGGCCATCGCCGCCGCGCGGGGCGGCCAGCCCGCTGCTGCCCGCGCGCAGTCGGGGACCGGCGGGGCCGGGGCCTACGCGGCGTCCTACGGGCCGCTGTACGGCCCGGGCGGCTTCCGCGCCGCCGCGGGCCAGGCGGCCATCCCGGCGGCGGAGGCCGGGCAGATGCCGCTGCCCCGGGCGCGGCAGGGCCAGCAGTGACCAGAGACCGGACGCCGGAAGGAGGCAGTGCCTGATGCCCGTCCAGTTCACGATTCCGCCGGACACCCGTGCCGTGGGCACCGGTGACCCGCCCGGCGACATGGACAACGTCGTGCGCGCGCTGAACGCCTCAAGCGCGCAGTTCAACGTCCTCAGCACCCAGTTCGCGGGCGGCGCGGACCCGACGAACGTGGCGGACTCGACGGCGGCGTTCCAGGCGGCCATCACCGCGGCGACGGTCCTGAACGGGGATGTGGTGATCCCGCCGGGGGATTACAACCTGGCGACGGGGGGGCTGGCGTTCACCGGGCCGGTGCGGTTCCGGGGGCTGGGCGCGGCGCTGTCGTACTCGGGGGCGGTGACCAACCCGGCGGTGACGCTGAACGGCCCGTCGAACAGCAACCACCTGTTCACGTTCCCGTTCGGCGGCAGCCTGTGGGGCGGCCTGGAGGTCGAGAACGTCGGCATCTCCTACGCCGGGTCGGGTGACGTGTTCCACCAGATCAACGTGACTGACAGCTCATTCAGGAACATGCTGATCACGCTGACCGGCCAGGCGGGGATGGCGTTCCAGACCTCCGGCGTCAACTCGCTGCTGAACGTCCTGTTCGAGCGCGCGAATATCACGACCACCAGCGCGATCCGGACGAACCCGATGGTGTGGATCAAGTCGTCGGTGTCCGGGGCGGTATCCAACAACACCCACTTCAAGTGCAAGTTCACCAACGCCGGGCTGGACTGCACGCAGTACGCCGTGGTGTATGAGTGCAACGGCACCGGCGCGGCCTACCACTTCGCCGACAACATCCGGGACTGCTGGTTCGAGCAGTGCTTCGGTGGCTGCTACAAGAGCCTGAGCGGCCAGAACATCACCACGGACGGGTCCGTGGTGTGGGACAACTTCCCGGGTCAGGCGGGCCTGGCGACGACGGTGGCGGCGGGGTCGAACGGCGGGACGATCTCGGGGATAGCGGCGTGGGCGTCGCCGTCGGCGGGCGTCCTGTCGGTCGCGTCGACCGCCGGCTACCCGGCGGCGGGGCGGCTGAACGTGGCGGCGTCGGGGCCGACGACGGCGATAATCGCCTACACCGGCATCGCCGGCAGCACGTTCACGGGCTGCACGTACATATCCGGGTCGCCTGTCGGGACGGTGGCCACCGGCGGCGTGGTGAGCTGGAGCCCGGTGACCGGGAACTCGCTGTTCTACCACGGCGCGTCCGCGGGCAACAGCGGCTCGCAGGGCGTCCGGATCACGGGCACCGGCCGTTCGCTGCAGGGCCCGGACGGGGTCACGACCTGGGACGTCGAGTGCGAGGCGACCACGTCCCAGGTCCACGTGGAGGGCTACACCGTGCGGCCGCCGACCCCGTCCTCGACGGTGAACGCGTACATGAACTTCCACGGCTGCAACGACGTCACGCTGATCAACAACCAGTCGCCGCAGGGCAGCGCGGTCAACGGCAACTCGGCCACCGTGATCACGAACCCGTCGCCGACGCAGGCCGCGATCTCCCAGGGCGTGATCACCCCGCCGTCCCCGCCGACGCTCGGGTTCGTGCCGTCTGACCTGGGCTACCTGGCCTGGACATATGACCCGGCGCTGTCCCTCTCCGTGGCCGGCGCCGTGACGTCGGGGACGGTCAACATCTTCCGGATCCTTATCCGGGCGCCGGTCCTGGTCACCAGCATTGAGCTGGAGATCGGCACGGCGGGGGTCACCCTGACCGCCGGGCAGAACCTGCTGGGCCTGGTCACGCCGGCGGGGACGCAGATCGGGATCACCGCCGACCAGTCCGCCGCGTGGGTGTCGACCGGGCTGAAGACGGCGGCGCTGACGGGCGGCCCGTTCGTGCTGTCGCCGCCGTTCGTCTGGGCGGAGCTGCTGTCGGTGGGGGCCACGCCGCCGCTGTTCGCGCGGCTGAACAACGTCAACGCGACGATCACCAACACCGGCGCCGCGGCGACGACGAACTTCCGGTGCGCGACCAACGTCACCGGCCAGACCGCGCTGCCGTCGCCGCTGGTCCCGGCTTCCAGTGTCGCGGCGGCGCAGATCCTGTTCATCGGGCTGAAGTGATCAGCTCCGGGAGCCTGTACCCGGTCGCGTTCGACGTCCTGGACGCGAGCGGGAACCTCATCCACGCCACCACGGCCACGCTGGTCATCACGCTGCCCGACGGCACGACGGCCAGCCCCGCGATCACCGACGCCTCAGTCCCCGGCCAGTACCGCCTCGCCTGGCAGACCACCATTCCCGGCCGGTACACCGCCCACGCGGTCACTACCGGGCCGGTCACCTCATGGGACGACGAGTGGGACGTCTCCCCCACGCCGTGGCCCGCGATCATCAGCCTGGCCGACGCCAAGAACGCGCTGAACATCGACCTGGCCAGCCACTCCGACGACGCCGAGCTGCTGGAGTTCATCGCCGCCGCCACGGGCGCGGCGGAGGGCTACAAGCGCGAGGTGATCGTCCGCCGCACCGTCACCGATGAGATCGAGATGCACGGCCGGTACGGCTGCGGCGCCCGCCGGTTCCGGCTGTGGTCGGCGCCGGTGATCTCCCTGACGTCGGTGGCCGCGTGGGACGGCTCGGTCACCTGGGACGTGACCCAGATGCGGGCCGCCGCGTCGGGGGTGGTGCGGGTGATGGCCGGCCCGCCGGTGACCGGCCTGGTGGACGTGGTCTATGTCGCCGGGCGCCAGGTCATCCCGGCGAACTACAAGCGCGGCGGCCTGGTGATCCTGGCTCACCTGTGGGAGACCCAGCGGGGCCAGGGCACGGTCATGTCCGGGGTGATCGGCGAGGAGGAGTACCGGCGGCAGCCCGGCGAGTTCTTCTCGGTCCCCAGTAAGGCCAAGGAGCTCATGGGCCCGCCCCGGCCGGTGGTCGCCTGATGAGCACGACCTCGCGCGTCCCGTCGGCCATCGCCGCGCTGGTGACCCTGTTCCAGAACGCGGCCACGATCGGAGCCGCGACACCGCCGGTCGCCGTCTATGACGGGGCGAAGGTCACCGACGCCGCCGCGCAGCTGGTCCTGGGGGTCGGCACGGACACGCTCACCTCCGGTGACAAGGTGCTCGCGGCGACCAGCGAGCAGACGTGGGCGGGGCTGGGGAAGCTGGCCCGCAACGAGGAGATCACGATCGAGTGCGTGGCGCTGGCCTGGTCGGGCGGCGGTGACGTCGCAGCCCAGCGGATAGCGGTCTACGGGATCATGTCGGCCGTCGAGGACGAGGTCCGCACTGCGCCCGGGTCAGCGCTGGGCGGCATCCTGTTCCCCGACCCGGGCGTCACCGGCGGCCAGCTGCGGCAGAGCAGCAACCCGAACGGCGTCGCCGCGCAGGTGAATTTCCAGGTGGTGCTGAAGGCCAGGATCGGCGGCTAGGCCGGCGGCGCGAAGGCGTCCCGGTCAGGCGCGGCCTTCACCTCGTCGCTGCGGCGCTTAGCCGCCTCGTAATCGCGGCCGAACCGCTCTTCGACGACGTCGCACTTGGCGGTGCTGCGCCCGGCGCCGAGCGGCTCGCGGTGGCCGTCCTCCGGCAGCACGACGATCTCGCCCTTCTCGAACGGCCAGTACGTCACCGGCACCTTGATGACCTGGCCGCGCAGCGGCCCGTTCGCGTCCCCGGCCACGTGAGTCGTGCCGCCCGTGATCACCGCGAACTCAAGCGAGCCCGGGTCCATGTCGTCATCGTCTGCCGCGATCCGCAGCAGTCGCGTCAGGAATTCGGCGTCGGTCATTCCCTCAAGGTACGGGAGAGCGCATGTCCAAGGTCAGGAACCGCACCGACGGGCCGCGGGACCTCATCGTCCCCGGCTTCGAGGCGCATGTTGAGGCCGGCGAGACCGTCGAGGTCCCCGATTTCCAGCCCGACGGCGTCTCGCCGATCGTCTACCCGGAGGCCACGTGGGAACCGGTCGCCGAGCCGAAGGTGAAGCCGGAAAAGGCCGCTAAGGCGGCGGACGGGACGGCGGCCTGATGCCCACGTATGCCTCCGGGCTTTCCAGCCAGGTCGGGACCGTCGCCCAGGGCAGCTACCCCACGGCGGTCACCGTGACGAAGTTCTGGGAGTTCCTGTCGGAGAATTTCGTTTTCAACCCGACTTTCCTGGACGGGATGGGCCTGAAGTCCGGGCAGGCGTTCAACCGCGCCAGCCGGACCGTCGTGTCGCAGAGCGATGTCAACGGCGACCTGACGATGGAGCACGTCATCGGCTCGGCGGCGAGCGTTATCGCCGATGACATGGGCTTCTGGTGGAAGCAGGCGCTCGGCTCCAGCATCGTCACGCCGACGGTCGTGCTGGGGACGGCGTTCAAGCAGATCCACACGCCGGGCAGCAAGGCCGGGTTCTTCTTCACCACGCAGATCGGCCGGCCGCAGATCTCCGGCGTCACCGTCCAGCCCTTCACCTACGTCGGGTGCAAGGTCACTGACTGGGAGTTCAGCTGTAACGATAACCAGATCGCGCAGCTGAAGGTCACGGTCGACGCGCAGACGGAGCTGACCGCCACGGCCCTGGCCGCCGCGTCGTACCCGACGCCGAACGGCCTTTTCTCCTTCGCCAACGCCACTAACTTCAAGATCGGCGGGACGGCGACGACCAGCGCGGGCGAGACGACCGTGGCCGCGGGCGCGGCGGTGGCCTCGCTGGTGAACGGCGTGGTCATCTCGGGCAGCAACCCGATGAAGGTGGACAGGTACGGGCTCGGGAACAGCGGGCTGAAAGGGGAGCCGATCGAGAACGCGATCCCGACGATCACCGGCACCCTGTCGACGGAGTTCTTCTCCCGCACCGAGTTCTATGACGTGTTCAAGGCCAACACGACCACGCCGCTGCAGCTGGACTTCACGTCGTTCGACGCGGCGGGCAATGACGCGAACGGCGTGGCGGCCGGCCCGAATCC